TAGAAGTGGTTACGTAGCCACCTTCTCTACTTTCGGAGCCCTGCGGAATTACACCGCAAGGTTATCCTAAGTATACCCACCGAGGAGATAGTTTTATCCTCGGTATCGATGAGACTCCTGCAACCCAAGCATCGCTTGGGCGAGGCCTTTCAGTGAAGTACTGAAGGATCATCGATTCTCCTTGGTCCCTAGTACGGATAGACTGTGTTTGCACACAGATACTCCTGTACTCGAGCCTATGTAACCTAGTATTCCAACGTCTTTTAAGGCGCTGGTTATTAGGGATATCATAGGTTTGGAGACCAAAGATACCTGAGTCCATACTGACGGAAAGAATGGATTTACACTCCTTCCGAACTGTCTGCTCAAGGTAGGCTGCAGCTTGCAACCATCCTTTCGCAAGGTAGTTGTTGTGGCTGCTGACCACACTTGATATGGATTCAGGTTTCGACCGTTGCGGCAGCGACATGATGTAAGTAGGTGTAACATCGTTACCCCTAAACGCATCAAGCCCGCATGACTCTCTGAAGTTTCCACTCCAGAAAGTCTTAGAGGGATTAACCCTCAGCCCAAGTAGGCTGAGCGCTGCAGCAACCCTTTCCGCTACATCGGTGGGGACAATAATGTCATCACCGAATGTCCGGACACTCCCAGCTAACCGTCGTATATTTTTGATAGAGACCTTAGTGCGCCTCTCATAGAGAGTTGTACCAAGGGCAATAGCAAGAAATACGATCGATTGGACGGGAAAGGTGCAGGCAGATCCCATACAGGAGAACTTCCTCAACATTGTTGAAGAATCCAGCCCGTATGAAGTCATGTTCCTTACGGAACGCGTACGTGTCGCATGAAGTGCGTCAAGAAGGGAGTGATTCCTCCTAAACACACGTTCGACGAGATACGTACTGACTCTATCGGAAGCTTCGGACAAATCTATTGTCGAGAGGCTACCGTCTAGGGATCCTTGAAGTGCTAACTCTTGGTTCGGTCGTTGATCAACAAAGTTGATAAACTTACCAATCCAGGAAGATAGTACTCGCTGGGACAGAAAGTCCTTCACGACTTGCTGGCACCATTGATGAGCTGTGGGCTCTGCGGCGATAAGCCGAGGGGCCTTTAGCGTCTTTGGTACCAGAATAAGACGAGAGGGTGGCTCAGTATCAAACTGAGGCCTCTTCTGTCGAGCGACGACATCAGACCATAGGCCGTAATTCGCGAAAGCGAAATCAGCATATGGAAAGATTCGTTCAAGTTTCTCTGGCCAATAAGGGAATGAGTACTTACTCAGACCCCTTTTAAGGTCAGAGACTACACCAGGTCCGTGCTTCGCACGCCAGTCGAGGGGGTGAAGAACCCCTATCTCTGCTGAGATGATGTCTGCTACCTTTTGGATAGTAGAGAGCAAATCACAAGATATCGACTGATCGGGCTCCTCTACTTGATCTTGGAAAAGATCAAGCTGAGAACCACCTTGAGCAGGGAGCGCAAAGTCCTCCAAAGAGGCTTTGTTCCCTCCCCAGTTTGGTTCGTCGACATCCCAGTTATGGGATCCTCGACGGAGCTCTGCTTCGATTGCGTAGAAGGATCTAACAACAGTTAAGTTCCTTTCATCTGAACAAGTTATACGGAATTTCTTCACCATGTAGTACAACTGGCGAAGAGCCCGGACAGCTTGAACATCGCAATCACTGCGAAGTTCTCCATTAGATGTGAAAACGCGCAACAGGAGTCCCTTGAATAATCGAGGAACTACTGTCCCTTTCTTGTATGCCCTTTGAAAAGGCAGACCGGATAGGGTGAGGCGTTGATTCGCCAAGCACTTATCAAAGTGCTTACCGAAATCAACGAGGTCAATCATTAGAAATGAGAGACCTCGAGTTTCCACACAGGACGAGAGACGAGAGAAATCACGCCACAAGTCCTTCTGGAGTCGCGGAAATTGTACTTCGATATCCTTGAGGATACCGTTGTACAGGCCGAGCACATACGAATCGTAGCTGTTCGTCATGGTAGAACTCCATGATCTACGGCTAGGACTAGTACGTACTACACTACTGAACGACCTAGCTCAGAAGCCAGGAGAGTAATGACATCCAAAAGATGGATGAAATTACGATTCCCAGCCCAAGAGCTTTGGTGCGATGCCACCCGCTTTTACCATGTAAAAGCTCATGGCCTCGGACAGGTCGACCATGTCGCCCGGAACACCATTAGGATCATTTCTGATCGTAAAGGTTACTTCCGTAAGCGAGCCCACAAGGGACGGAGAGACTGGTTTCACATACCGCGAGAAAGTCACAGAATGACGATCAAATGGTTGTGTCCCCAGTTTTACCGTATCCCGGCTGTGCCGCACTTTCGCGCGGTACTGGACAAGGGTTTCGTCCAAGAAATACTCGGACGAGT